GTGGAGCATTCATTGAAAAGGTTCGTGGGCGCGATGGAGACATTATTGGTCTGAACCTATTGCCACCTCAAGCAACATCACCAATCCCTTGCCCAAAGAAATTCGTTTCTGGTTACGAAGTGATGATGCCAAACGGAGAGCCAGTAATTCTCAAACCAGAAGATGTTGTATGGGTGAGAAGACCACACCCACTTGACCCATACCTCTCATTAACACCAATGGAATCAGCGGGAATTGCAATTGAAATTGAGAACTTTGCAAAGTTGTACAACAGAAACTTCCTGATGAATGATGGTCGTCCCGGAAGCCTCTTGGTAGTTAAGGGCGAAATTGATGACGACGATAAAGAAGAATTGAAGAGTCGATTTAGGGGAAACCTTGCAACCACAGGTAGAACAACAGTTCTTTCAGCAGACGATGGGGTTGATTTTGTTGACGTTTCTGCTAGTCCGAGAGATGCCGCTTATATTCAGATGCGCCAGATTACAAAAGAAGAAATTCTTGCTGCATTCGGTGTTCCTGAAACAGTAATCGGTAATGCTGCAGGTAGAACCTTCAGTAATGCTGGAGAAGAAATCCGCGTGTTCTGGACAGAGACAATGCTTCCCCACCTTGAGCCTCTTGCACGAGCGCTTGATGAACTTGACCCTGTCAACTACGTTGACTTTGACACAAGTGAAGTTCCTGTTCTCATGCTCTACAAACAAGAGCGTGAAAGATATTTGAAAGAAGAATTGTCGCAAGGTGTAATCAGTGTTAATGAATACAGATTGTTGAGTGGTCGAAAAGAAGTTGAAGCTGACCTCGCTGACTCACTTCTGTTGAATCCAAACTTGACACCAATCGCTAACACCAAGAAGAAGATGGAAGAGCCACCGATGATGGCTGGCGGAGCACCTGGCGCACCAGGAGCACCGGGAATGCCACCACCAGAAGGGGCAATGCCTCCGGGAATGCCACCAGTCGAGGGAGCACCTCCGAGTGGACTTGACCCGAACACGATGGCTGGTGCATTGGCTGCAGCAACAGGTGGAATGGGTGCAAACCCTGGAGAAATTGCTCCACCTATGGGCGCACCTGAAACTGCAACAGCACCACTCCCAGAGGGCATGGCTTCAGCAAGTGGGCCGATGCAGTTCAAGTCTGAGGACTTGTCTAGGACTCTTGACAGATGGGTTGAAATTCTTGACCGCTCACTTGAGCGAGTTCTGGAAAGACAACAGCGAGTTGTCATGGAGAAGGCGAACGGAGTCAAGTCACGCAAAGCACTATTTGCAGGGACACTTGATGCTGAGTCAATCATTAACCCTGATGTTTGGGACAAGCAACTAGAAGATGACATTAAACCAGTGCTTTCGGCAATCGTCAAAGATGCCATTGAAATCAGACAGCCAAATGCAAACTGGAGTTCGCTTGACATCAGCGTGAAGGTTTACCGCCACATTGAGAACATTAAGCAAATTAACGCTGATATGTACTCACAGGTAAAGACTGCCATCATCAATGCAATCAACACCCCAGGCGAAGAAGCAAGACATGAGTCGCTCAAGAAAGAAATTATTGAGATGTACACGAACTTGCATGGAAAAATCCGCCACGAAATTGCATTTGAAGAAACTCACGGAGCCTGGAATTCAATTTACTAGTTTCACTATTTGCATATAGTGAAACGAATGATATTTGGCGATTAGTTGCATTATCAATGGGAATTAGTGTCTTATGATTTAAACACTCCTATTTGATTGGTGCATAATGAACGAACAATTTGAATTCAAGTCAGCCGCAAATGGTCAGATTTCTCTTGACCAAGCAGAGGGAATTGTTGAGTGTTTCGTTGCTGGTATCGGCAACAAAGACTCCGTTGGTGACATTGTTGTTACAGGAGCGTTCGCTAAGAGTCTGACCCGCCGTAAGCCAAGAGTGGTATGGGCGCACAGTTGGAATGACCCAATCGGCAAAGTACTTGAGATGTACGAAGTTCCACCAGGAGACCCACGTCTTCCAGCAAAGATGAGAAATGCTGGTATCGGTGGACTCTATGCAAAGGTTCAATTCAATCTTCAGTCAGAAAAAGGAAAAGAAGCTTTCGCAAGCGTTGCCTTCTTTGGAGAAGAGCAAGAGTGGTCAATTGGTTACAAGACAATCACTGGTGCATTTGACCCAGCTCAACAAGCAAATGTTTTGAAGGAAGTTGAACTCTACGAAGTTTCGCCAGTTCTTCATGGTGCAAACCAATTGACTGGAACCATCTCAGTAAAGAGCGAACAAAAGAATCACATGATGCCAGTCATTGCTGGTATGCCAATGATGGGTGAACAGCAACAACCACGAATGATTGTTATTGCCGCTCCAGAAAAAGAACAAGAACAAGACGAGCCATTTAATATTTTTGCAGAAGGTCTTGCACAGCCATTAGAGACGGACAAAGTTCAAAAAATCCAAGCAGAACTCAGTGAAAGAACTGGGTCAAAAGTTGACATCGTTGAAGCAACAGATAGCTTTATCGTTTTCCGTAGAACAACTACTGATGGAAAAGTTTCAATGTACAGAGTTGGATACCACACACCAGATGGTTACAACACCTTTATGTTTGGAAAGCCAGAAGCATATTCTGGAAATGACAACAAACCACAAATGCAACAAGAAATTGAAGTGAAGCCTGCTGATACATCAATGGTTCCTATGCAACCACAGCAGATGCCATACCGTGATGACGACCAAGACGAAATGAACACAATGCTTGGTGGTCAAGTTGGTGTCGGCAAGTCTGCATATGCACACCTCATTGAAATTCCACAAATTCACATGGTGCAAGCGAAGAGCATGCTTCAGCCTGTATTTAATTACCACAAACTTTCAACAACTGATTCTGACAACGGAATTATTGTCAATGGAAGCATCTCAGCACAAGCAATTGATGCACTTCAAAATGCAGTTAAAGCAATCGGTCAAACAATCGGTCAGTCAGTAGGAAATCTCCGAACTCTTGCGCAGTCATTTAACCCATTTGCAATTGACGGTGACAACGACGGATTCGCACAAGACGGTACTGCATTCCAAAGACCGTACATTCCAATCAAGAGGCCAGACACAGACTTGCCAGAAGTTGGTGGCAAGAAGCGCAACTCTTCTGAACTTCTTGACAAGCCGACAATTAGAACCGGCAAGAAGCCAACGAAAGACCCAAGTCTTCTTCAGGGTCAAGAGCGCCAAGAAGCACTTGCTGCTGGAGAACTTCAACCACGGACGATGGATGATATTTCATTCCTTGCTAATCGCCGACCAGAAAACGAAGGACTTGCCAAGTATTGGGACATGTCCGAAGAAGGACTCCGTGCAGAAGGACAGAAACTTGTTGCTGCTCGACGTGGGCAAACTGGCTCTGCAAGAGAAGCAACCGATGGAGAACTCTTTAAGATTTCGCATGAGTTCTCTCGCCGCGAAGCATACAAGAATCAGTTCGGAAAAGAATTCGTTCCACCAAAGAGAACAGAGTCAACTGGCAGAGAAACATTTGATTATCGTGATTTAGAAGCCACAGATGAAATGATTCGTCCTGCTGGAAGAGAATTCACTGGTTATAACCCATTCATTGAAAGAGACAAAGAAAAGCAACGATTCGCCAAACTGGCTGAGGAATCAATTGCCGAGTACGAAAAGGGTCGTTCAAAGCGTGGATTTGCCAGCCGTGGAGATGTAACTCCAGAACAGCAAAACAGAATTGATGCTTCACGCAAACGTGGTGCAGATATTGCATCTGGAAGAGCGCAGATTCTTGCAGACAACCTGAAGAATCTAAGCGACGAAGATAAAGACACCATTCGTGAAGAAGGCATCGTTTCGTTCTTGCTCCAAGACGGAACTGGTGGTCCATTGAGTGGAGAGTGGGCTGGAGATTCACCTGCAGAGAGAATTGGCGACCTTCTTCCAGAGGGTGACTGGTCAACTGATTCAGAACTACAGGCTGATGCTGAAGATATCTTTGCATCATACGAAGAAGGCTTCTATGGTCAACTTGACAAAGAATTTGCTGACCTCGTAAATCCAGCAGACCTTGAAACAGAGAACTCAAGATGGGAAAGTCTGTCGGCAAATGAACAAGACTCGATTCTTGAGCAAGGAAGAGATTCTGCTCGTGGTCTTGCATCCCGTGGGCGCTATCGGTCTGACGATGAAGATGAATTTGATGACAGCAGTGATGACGGATACGATGCAGCAAGAGATGCCTACCTAACAGGCGATGGTCCTCCAGTTACTGCGCGTCAACGCCGAGAGTATGAGGCGGAACTCGCACAAGAGAGGGCCGACAGACGTGACAGAGGTTTCCGCTCGCGTGGAGAAACCGCTTCAGAAGGACAGAGACCACCACGTACCGCAGTTGCAATGCAGATGGACCCTAAGAATTCCAAACTTGCAAGACAGATTGATTACGACCCACAGAATGGTGACCTCACTGTTTATTACAGAGATGGCAAAAAAGAAACATTCAATGATGTTCCTTATGACCGTGTCCGTAAAGCCGGAACTGATGACAAGCCAGATGCATTAATCAGTGCGCTACAGAGAGAACAAAAGAAGCCACAAAGTAGAAGCGGTTTTGCATCACGGAACATTGATGACTACAGCGATGATGCTCAATCTGCATACTACGAAGACCGTGTCAATAAACAACGAATCAGGGAACTGCAAGATGAATTTGGCTGGGATGATTCAACAGCAGAAGCAGCACTTAACAACTGGTATGAACTTGACGGAGTTGATGCAGACGAGTTTGACAAGGAGGCTGGAGGAGACACCAATGCCGCCATCTATAACGCTTGGGATACTGCTCAAACAAACAGAGAGAATCGCAGTGGATTCCGCTCACGAGGTGATGAAACTCCAGAATTGCGTCCATACGATGAACTGACCGACAAGGAAAAATCTGACCTCTACGAAGGAATCAATGATTACTTGGTTCGACGCAACGACACAGCAACAATTAAAAACGAATTGGAAGAAGGCGGTTTT